TGTTTACGGCACGAATAGAAAGGTCGATTCGGTCAAATACATCCTCATCCATTAACTCCTCTGATTCGTCAAGAATAAAGGTTGTAACGCCAGCAATTGACTTTAGATTAGCCGTTGCGGTGCCTTGGCTTGTCTTTATGCCTCGAAATAAAATCTTTGAGCCTGTCGCCTTGTTAATTATTTCTGACTGGGTTATTTCAAAGTCCTCCGCTTTATTCATCAAATCAATTTTATCAATGAATTCAGGAATAATCGAAATAAACGCAGAGGTTAGAGTCCAACGAGTAAAAAGGATTACGTGGCCCTCTTCGTAAGTTAGGTTTAAAAGGAATAGCGAAAGGGTCCAAGACTTACCGCTTCCTCTTCCTCCAGTAATTAGGTAATACCGATTTTGTGGCTCTTCGTAAAATAAAGGCTGGTATTTGTCTAATAGCTTAATTGAATCCATTATTTGCTTTTAAGCCATTCAATTGGAGGCGTTACCTTTTCTCCTTGAGTTGTAACATCAACAGTCTGCTTAGGCATTCCAAAACGATAATTTAGCCAGCATTTAATTGCCTGAATATCTCCATCTTGGCATTTATCCCAAAGCGCTTTCCAAGCTTGTTCAGGTACGGCAATAGCATCCATTTGCTCGATGATTTTAATCTCATCTGCTTTTGGCTTTCTGCCTCCTCCTATTCTTGCTCCTCCATGTCCGTTGTTCATCTTGCAAAAATTTGTTTATCCAAGTCAAAGTTAGAAAAAAAAGCTTGAGCAAAACCCAAGCCTTTTTCGATTAACAAAAACCCAAAATAACTACATTAATAATATTGTTTGACCAGTCGGCTCGCCTGTAAAATTGCAAAGCTTTCCGTTCCATTCAAATCTTACTTCTTTCTCCCGTCCTTGGTAAGCTGCTGCCAATGTTCTTATTTGGCGCTGGACAAGTTCTATGCATTCAAATTTACCCTTTCCTTTGTTTGACCAAGGGGACCATTGTCCGTCTCTTAATCTGTAACGAATTTCCAACGAATAGTCAGGCTTTGAAATCGGGTAACCTTTAGCCATCTTTTCGCTTTATTACTACCTCCAAACCAATCTCTTCACAAATCTTGCGCAAGTTTAAAAGGCTTATTGACTCCAAGCCATTCTCAACGTGGTTAATTGGTGCATGACTCAATCCAATTTTCTTGCACAAATCCAGCTGATTGTAGCCAGCTTGCTTGCGTGCTTTCTTAATTAGTAAACCTTCGTAAATGCTCATTTGCTTAATCTTTACGCAAATATAAGATTGCGATTTGATTACAAGTTAAAACCTAGATTTTTGTTTAAAAAGGTAATAGCTGATAAATCCCCATTTGTATAAACTCTTCTCCTTTTTTTACCAAGCACTTTCGCACGTTTAACTCAAATACGTTTTTATCGTCAAAGCCGTACTTTTTCTGAGCAATATCCATTAACAACTTAACTGGGTTGTCGAGGTCACTTGCTGAGTTGCTAAAGCCAAAGAAAAACTCAACCCTAAGCATTTGGCTTGTGTCTACTTTTGACGCTGGCATACGCAAAAGCATTGCTTTCTCGTAATTTTTGTAAGCTGGCGTTTTAAATCGTTTGCCTTGCCAAGCTAAATTCACGCTTAAAGGCTTTTCGTTTATTTTAAACTGAATCATTTGCATCGCTCGTAAATCCAAGACCAAGCCAAGGTCCACAAAGCCAGCAACACCATAAAAAGCAATATGCTAGAAATCTTTAGCAGCAAAAGTAGACAGATGCCTACCAATGCCACAAAGATTGCGTACAAATCGTTTTTTTTCATTTAGAAAGGTAAGTTATCATTTTCGACAATGCGCTTCTCTGTCGGCTTGTTTGCTACCTGTACAGGCTTCCAGTCGTCTACCTCCAAGTAATGAGTTGCTTTGCCTTCAACTTTCTCTTGCTTTTCCTTCATTACTAGATTTACCCACTCGGTATCGTTGGCGTTTAGGTATGCCAATAACTTTTCAAGGTCACTTCTGCTTTGGCTAATCTTTGTCATTGTGCCAAATTTTGTTTGGATAATCTTTGCGTTTCCGCCGTAAATCTTGCTCATAATTGTTTTGGTTATATTAATTTATCTAAATCCTTATTTTCTCTAATTGCTTGTAAAATAAACAATTTCCAAATTTTATTCTTGGTCTTAGCGCCAACGCTGGTCTCGTCTACATATCGCACCGTCAAGCGTAACTCCTTGCGCACATCGTTTTCCATCTCCTCCACGTTAAATTCCCAAGGCTTTAAAATTCCTTTCTCTTGAAATTTGTTAAACCAATTCATTCCCCATTCTGCAATATCTCTGCAAAATCCTGTGTCCTTGGCATACTGGTAATTATCTCGAAATATCTGCTTGCCAACTTCAATCCAGTAGGCAATCTCTTCGTTGCTTGGCTCTTTTTCTTTGTTGTTTAAAGCTTGGACTTCCTGCACGATTTGGCTTTGGTGGTGGGCGTAATATTGATTAATCCAAACGCTAACTGTCTTCTCGTTTACGTGGTAAAAATCTCCATACTGCCCTCGCATTCCAGCGTGCAAGATGTAGTCAACTCTTGCCTCTGTCATCCAGCCGTAGCTTCCAAACAATTTGCTAAGACATCCAAGTAACTCGCTTGCCTCTTCTTTTTTGTATTCTTTAAACTGCTTTAGTCCGCATACAAACTCCATCTTTCGGAGGTGCGTTAAAATTATCTCATTCATTGTTTAGGTGTTTTTGTTTTTGTAAATCCTCGTAAAGTTCGTCAAATACGTTGTAAGTCTTTGACTTTTCAGCTGGCTTGTAGCTGGTTTTTAAATTGTTGGCTAGGTAAAGATTAAAGCTATTTTCAGCCTTTGCAATCGTCATGCTTTCGCCTTCTTTAATTGTTGCCCATTTTTCAAATAGCTTTTCAATAGTTTCGTTATCTGTTGAATGTACGTGCGACATTCTTTCAAAATACGGGCGCTTTAAAGGCTTTTCTTTTTTAAAATCAATAAAGACATCCTCCAAAGATAAAAGTGCGCTAGCGCTTCTTTGATTGTTTACATTACCATTTACATTAACATTATCATTTACATTAACATTACCATTTACATTAACAGCTAGGTTTGCTAGAGAATTTGTAGCATTGCTAGGATTTGCTAGGTCAATTCTAGCATTGCTAGCTTTTGCTAGACCTCCCTTTTTACCAGCTTCAGACCTTAAATGTTTTTTCTCATCCCAAATTTTTAGGTCCCTTTTAAGCTGAGTCTTGATAGGCAAAAATGCAAGGCGCACAAACTTATCGTCTGTCTCGGGATTCTCATCGTTGACATAACTAAAAATGTGCTTAATCAACTTACCAGCTTGCTCGTCTGTAAGTTCTTCAAAGACTTCTCTTTGGTCAGTATAAAGTACAAATGATTTTTTGCCTTCCATAAAATAAAAAGACCCGCCAGTAGGAGTTGGTCGGGTCTAGTTGGTTTAACACCTATGAAACATTTAGGACTCCTACCTCTTAAATGTTCCATTATTTACACAAATATAAATCTTTTTTATTTATCCAACTAAATCCCGACGTTTTAGTTCAGTATAAATTGTGCCATAACATCGGTCAAGTTCCAAAGCAATTACCTTAATTGGCTTGCGGTCTTGCCATCCTTCAAATATTAACTGCTTTTCCTCGTCAGTTACTCTGCGTCTTTTCATTGTCGTTTAAAATTTGTTCAATAGCTGATAAGCAGTCGTGAAATAGATTGCCACCTTGGTCAATCGAATTGTGGAGCCGTTCAAACAAAGTCACAAACTCGTGAAACTGCTTAATTGTTGCCTCACCTCCATCGTAATTTTCTAGGAATCTAAACGCCTCAGTTGACTTACGTTTTAAAGCGTTAATCATGTTTTTATGCTTGGTTCTCAAATCTACGTCAAATGCCTTGAGCATTGTAACGTCTTCGTAGTAATCCAGCATTATTTCCTGAAGCGCCAAGTATACCAAATATTTTTGGGTTGCTCGGTGGTTAAGTTCTGTAATTATTTCCTCTCGTGTCATACTAAGTCCTTTATTTTAACAAGTACGCCAACGCTGGTGTTGTTGTCTCCACCTCTAACATTTGGTCTTGCTTTGCCTTCGTCTACTAATTTTTTAACAAGCATTTTAAGTTCGTCTGTTTTAATTACAATTGCTTTGAATTCTGCGATTTTATAAACCCAATAATCGGCTTGAGTTGTGGCAATGCCTGAGAGTTTACCTCGGCTTTCGTATTCAATGTAAATGTTTCCAGTCCTTGCAGACATTCGGTCAGTCTTGACCTCAAATTTGGAATTACTTACAATGTCGTGAAACCAAGTCTCTCCCTCGACAATGCCATACTCTAAGTCGTATCTAAAATCGCTATTATACTCCACGCTTTAAAAAGTAGCGTGCAACCCTCTTACCATTCTCTAGCGTAACCATGTCGGTTACAACGTTTAAACCTTTGTCTCTAAGGTCTGCAATCCTTGCGGCTAGTCTAAAGCATCCAAACTGATTTAAAGCTTCTAGCTGGGTCAAGGAATAGCCATTTAATAGCCATCCCTTGATTAGTGCGTTTTGTGAGTCTGTGCTTGTCATTAGTTCAAATAATCTAAAAGTAAAATACTTGCTTTAGTGTACTCTTCTTTAAATTCCTCCTCAGTAATTGCAATCAAATCTTGGCTAATTGTATTTTGATGCCAGCGATTAGCTGACCAGCTGATTTGCAAAATTGAAATCTCAGGATAAATTAGCAAACTGCTTTCCAAATTTGCCTTAACAAACAAATAATTTTTGTCGTCCAAAATCATGTGATAATGGTTTGCAATTTTAAAATACTTTGGAACAGTAAACTCTGTTTCCAAAAGAACTTGTGATGTAATTTTAATCGTTTCCATAGGTGATTGATTTTATTGTTGCATTAATTTAATGCCTAGCATATAGCCAAGCGCAAAGATGGGTGACATTGCTACAATGAAGTAGATGATTTTGCCTGTAATTTGAAGTGCTTTTTTCATAGGTGTTTGTTTAAATGTTTAACAAATATTAAAAGAATCTAAGAAATAAAAAAGATTTTATACTTTTTTCTCAATCATATTTTTGGATTGTGCCACGTCCAGTAACTTTTTTACCTTTCGAAATTCAAGCTTTTGGTCCTCTGCTATTTCTTTGCAATTGTAGCCATAGGTTGCCAAAGTTAGCACTCTACTTATTTGGTGGTTACTAAGTATCTGAAAAATGTTTTCGTCCATTAGCTTTCGTGGGTAAATTTCATGCAGCTTTAGCTTTGTGTATAGTAGGTAACCCACCTTTTCCGCATCCAATCCTAGCTTTGCAGCTATCTTTTTGCGAGTAAATCCTTCGATGTACAAGCGCTTAATTTCGTCGATTATCTCTTGAGTTTCCATAGCCTTTCGAATGTTTCGTTAAATGGTAGCTTTTCAGTTTGGTAAGTAGACTTAACGCCTCTCGGCGCTAGGTCTGCTGGGCGTTGTATCTCTTTGCCCAAATAGGTGTATTTTCTCATTTGATTTGTAGGTTAAAGTTTTCAATTAGTCTTGCTCCAGTAATATTCTCGCCTCGTTTAATGGCTTCCTTGATTGCTACCTTGTCAGCAGTTACCACGTTTTTAATGTTTACAAACTGGCTAGGTAAAGCCTCCACAATGTCAACCTCCACCGCTTCGCTACGGCGCAAACTAAGCTTGAATAAAGGACTTTCTATTTTGTCGATGGCACTTACCAGCATAGCCTCTCTAAGTGCCTCCTTGAGCCTTGTAATGGCTCGCTCTTTACTGTCTTTCATTGCCTTGAGTCGCTTAATTTCTTGGTCGATTGCATCGGCATCGCTTTGAATGTTTGCAATTACCTTGGCGTAGTTGCCAGCCTTGGCTTGGAGTTGCTCTTGGTTAATTACCAGCATTGCTTCCAACTCGGGAGTTAACTCCTCAGTTTCCAATAGGGAGGCTAACTCTAGCGCCTCCCTTGTGATTTCGTATAAGTTTGCCATTATATTAATCCGTCTAAGGTGTCCTTTTGGTCCTGTGTTAATTCGTATTTAGTCAAAGCATCTTTGGCTTGCTTGCGCTGGGCATCCGTTCCGTTTAAATAGCGAACGATGTAGGCAAATTGTTCCTCTGTTGGCTTGGTCTTAACAACCGGTGGAACTTGGCGCACTGGTCTAGTTGCAGCCTCTCCATCGTCATCGCTAATAGCTAGGTTTAAAATGCTTGTAATGGCGTAACGTCTTGCGTAACTAATTGCAGAGCCTTGCGCTTGTGGGTCGTTCTGTCTAACCACTTGCAACGTGTAGGTTGCTGAAATGTACTCACCACTTTCTGCGTGAATTAGCATCGTGGTAAGTCCGTCGCCGTTTGGAAATTGGCTAAGGATTAAACCAGCCTTTTCTAGCGGTTCGCTGACCTCGGTAATGATGTGAGGTAAGCTGGCGTAATTAGACTTAAAAAACGGGTTCTTAGCATCTTTGCTAATCTTCCCAACCATAGCATGAAACTTGGCAAGTCCTTGCGTTAGGTTTTGTATACTCTGTGATTTTTCCATAGGTGTTTAAGTGTTTATAGGTGATATCTTTCAATTTGAAAACATACTTCGTAAATCATAGACTGCGTTGGTTTTACCTCGTGCCAGTCGTTAGTCTCTTCGTTAAATTTTAGAATCGCTTTGGTTGTCTCAATTTCAACCTCAACCTCAGAATCGCCGCAGTAATCCCAGTCGGATTCCTCTCCGTGTTGCTTTACCTCGTAATGACCTTGCCAGCAATAAGCTTCGCCTTCGTAAACAAATTGCACTTCTTCGTCGAGGTACATTTCTGAATCTTTAAATAGTTTTCCCATAGGTGTAGAAAGTTATGCCCACTTTCGTGGGCAGTTTATTTATCTTATTTGCATTAAAGCTGCTTTCATTTCAATTGACTTGTAAGAATCAATTGCCAAATCTAGAGTTGCAAAATTTTTACCTCCCATTCTGTTGCCGTTTTCTAATCTGATAAAATAATAGTTGTTGCGACCTCTAGCAATGGTAATTGAATAAACTTTGCTTTTTACTTGAATTTGTAGGCTTTCGTAGGTTGTCTCAATTTCTTTCTCGTTAAAAATTTCAGTTCCCCAGCCGTTAATAGTAATTAGTTGCATAGTATTTTGGTGTTTTGGTTGTGATTGTTGTTATTACTGAGACAAATATCTTATTTATACATTAGAATAAAAAATATTTCTCACTTTTTTTTCAACAAAAGTGAAGATTTTTTTTCCGTCTCGTTTTTTATGCTTTTAACTTGCGTATGGAAGAGGCACAAATAATTAACCCCTTTGGCTACCTAAGTGCAACCAAGGTGCTAGACGAGAACAGAAAGCCAGTAGACTGGTGGCATCAATACCTTGAGTTTAACCAGGTTGTTGCAGAGAACGAATTTTATATTCTGTTTGCCGATGGCTTACTAGTCAAAAAAGGAAAATCTAAATTTAGGACCAGTCAATATGTTAAAGGCGAAAAGTACGTGGACTTTAAGACGTTTTACAAGCAAGCAAAACTTGAAAAAGATTGCAGCGACGTTTGGGTTTCTTATGGTGATAACTTGCCTTATTAAATGGTGGTCAGAGTTTCTTAAAATTTACTTATAATGGAAAAATCAAAAATCTTTTTAATCATCTCCTGCGTCTCAATTTCTTTTACCTTGTTTTTAATGCTAATAACTTATTGGTTTCTGTTGAAATAATGACAAATAATTTCTTTGCCGTACAAGTTACGGTTGTGCTTGAGGAAATACGGGATTTGCTAATTGCTAAAAATCAAAAGTATGGCAATAGCGCACTGGAACCCCTTGGTGTTTTTAGTCAGTTGTCCGCAAAAGAAGGACTACTGGTTAGGATTGATGACAAGCTAAAACGAATCAAGAACGGCAGCTTACAAAAGGACGACGAAGACGTTATAAACGATTTGATTGGTTACCTTGTCTTGCTAAAGATTATTGGAAATGAGTCCTGATATCGCAAAATGCCTAGGGACAGGTTGTCCCTACAAAGAAACTTGTTACCGCTATACATCTAAGCCTAGCGATTGGCAAAGCTATTTCTTAGAACCTCCAATTAAGGACGGAAAATGTGATATGTATTGGGGAGACCTAGCAGAGTCTATTTTTAATCAGCTTAAAGAGATAGTTAAGCCTAATTAAAACAACTTTTTTGCCACTCCTATTTGGTGGACCTTTTGCAGAGGCTGGAATTGGTAGCTAAATAAATACTTGTTATCTAAGTAGCTAACCGATGCGCTAGGCTGGAGCAATGAATTAACACCACCACCCAAGTAAATACCTTTTGGCTTTTGGACAATTGTCTTAGTTTCTGTGTTCGTAATTGTGTTGGTTACGACTGGCAATTTATAATCGTTCGTAGCGGTCATTTTAAGCACTTCTCCAATGACTTCTCCGCTAACCTTGGTACTTCCATACTCAAATGGAAAGGTGGTCTCAAACAGGCTAATTTGTGGCTTAAAATCAACAAGGATTGTGTCTCTTACAACCTCGGTTTTTATCTTGGTTTTTGGCACGTAAACCGTCTCAAATTTGTCGACAAACAAAGTGTCCGTTTTTGTCACGGTTTCAAACTTGTAAACCGTCTCTTGCTCGTGTCTAGGGTAGACCACAAAAGTTAAGATTACCCCTCCAAGAAAGGCTAAAATTGCAATTTGAATTCTTTGGTCCATTATTTGTCTAGGTCAATATTTTCCTCGTAAAGTAGAGTCCTAAGCTGGTCACGACAACATTGGTATACTTGGTGCTGGTCATCGTTTAGGTCTTCGTATTTAATCTTAGAGCGCAACCATTGGTCAAACTCATTTAAAACGCAATGCATTCCGCTTGCATTTACCGCCATATACCATCCATGTTGGTCCTCAGGCAATTCAAATATTAGCTTGGCTTTCATAACGGAAATTTACAAGAATCAACTAGCAACTCCCAAGTATCACTTTCTTTTGTTCTTATTCTTCTGCCATCTAAGTTTAAAATTCTGCCTCCAGTAGGTTTGACAGGCGCACCACGTTCAACGTGCCAACCTCCAAATCCATCCTCGTACTCCTCCTTATAAACTCCGCAAATTGCCAAATGGATTTGCTTTTGCACTAATTCATGGCAATGCTTTCCTGTGTTAAATTGAACCGTATCCCTAACGTCGTTTCTGCTAGAATTCTCGTGAATATGTCCCATAACAAAAATGTCCATGTTTTCATATATTTCTAGCGCTCTAGTCAAGTTTATGGCTCCACGTGTAACAATTCCGCCTAATCCTAGACCATGATGGTACTTCAAATTTTTTGTCATAAAAGTATTGCCTTCCAACTGCTTTTTAATAACAAGCCATCCTCCATAACCTCCAGTATAAACGCTAGTTTTGTTGGTGTAATTCAGTAAGTCAACAAACCTTTGCAATGGGTCGGTCTCAAGGTTTTTTATAATTGCCGTCTCGTGATTTCCATAACCGATAACAGTCAAAAGACTAGCATAAGGACTCCACCAATTAACCGCATCCTCAATGACTGCGTCAATATAGTTTGATTTGTTGTGTTCAGGTAGTACGTCCTTTTTGCTTCTTCTTGGGTCATATTTACCCTGCATTAAACAAAAAAAATCCCCGTTAATAAAAACAGGAATTTCTTGCTCTTTACAATAGTCTAAATGGCGCTTTAGTTTTTCTCGGTCACATTTAGGATTGTCCCAATGTATATCTGACAACAAAGCAATTTTGGACTCTTTTTGGTCAAGGCTAATTTGGTGCAAATTCCTTGAGATTTTTTTGATTTCCATTAAGGAATAGTTTGGTATACTGTTTTGCCTCCAACCCTTACGGCTTTCAGCTTTTGCTTTCTATTGCCTGTTTTAACGTAGCTAACATGAACCCAATCAGGATTAGCATCTGTGCCAAATTCCCAAATCAGCTGG